CCACCCACCCGCGCCGTTGCGCATCGCTGCACATCCGCAGCGTGACAGACACGCCGTCGATCTCGTCGTTGTCGACGTACTCGCCGGGGTCGGCCAGCGTGTAGCCGGACACAAGGCCCGCGATGGCACGGGCCGACGCATTAACAGCCGATGTGTCATGCGTTATTATGGCCGCAGACAGCCCTTCGCTGATAAACCCGACAGACCGCCAGTCGGTCGAATCGTCGAGCGGCACGTTCGATCTGATGCGTGCCGCAATCTCGGCAACGACAGCCGCACGGCCAGCGTCGTGCGCTTCCCGCAGGATGGCCTGCAACGACACCGACTCGCCAACGTCGCCGGGGTAAAGAAGAAGCGCCGCCATCAGCCCACCGCTAGGACAGCAGGCAACGTGCCCGTGCCAACAGCCGTAAATTTCATTCTTGACAAACCGTTCACGATGGCCGTCGACGCGACGAAATCAGCCGTCGGCAGCAGCGCGTACATGATGGCGCCGACGTCGGAGCCAACCAGAAGAGCGACTTCGCGCACCGTCGAGACGGCGCCCGCGTTGACGTCGGACCCAAGGAGCGGGACCATCACGGCGTCGGTGAGTTCGCCGGTCAGGGCAGGCGACGTTGCACCAATGAGAACTTCGCCTTCGATGGTGAAGGACTTTCCGTCGCCAGCACCGCACACACCACCCAAGCGACCGTTGCCACCGATGGTGTCGACATCGCGGATCTGCGTTGCGTTGCTGTAGTTGATCGACAGATTTGACGCGAAATACTCCACGCCGTCGATGAGCAAGCGCACACGGTCGGCGACGATGGGGCTACCAGCCGTCGGCTCGGCATGGGCCGGGTCCGCCTCGGCAACGTCAGCCCATGAGGTTGGCGAAAACACCGAAGACATGCCGACGATCTGCCCACTGGCGAGCGACAGCGCCATGCTCATGGGGGCGCAGCCGAAGTAGTCGCGGCGCCATGACTCACCCTCGCCAGTCAGGAACGCGTGGACGTGATGCGTCACGCTATCGGCCACCGTGTAGACAGCCATTCGGAAGACGGTAGCCGCCGTCGTCGGGGTGCCCGTGTAGGGGTGCTGCAGTGTGACCGTCGTCGTCGTTGCGCCGCCGCCAGATTCAACACGACCCATCTGAATGCCCGTCGTTGACGCGAACGCAATCACAGCGCCGTTCTGCACGTTTGCCGCCGCCGTGAACGCGACGATTCCCGATGCCGGAGTGTGACCCGATGCCGCGATGGTGGCAGCACCACCCGTGGTCGCAGGCGCGACAGCGCCAAACAACGACTGCAGCAGCAGCCCCTGTTCCATCTTCGCTTCCCATGCCGCGACAGCCGCACCCGTGTTGCTGTCGACGCCGCGAAACTCCGTCGCCAGCGTGATGTCGGCGACGTCTTGAGCGCCGCCTGCATGGGTGTAGCGGCGTCCACCCTGTGACCGCAGATTGCGAGCAAGTGTTACGCGGTTGCGGGGGTACAGGCCCGCGACGTCGTCAGTGCATCGCAACGGGAACAACGTGCCGGGGGTGCCCGTAAACGTCGACGAATCGGAATGCAGGGCGTGACGGACTGTTAGCAGGCGGGATACGTCGGTCATTGGCGATACCTCACAGAGAGAGTGATGCGGAGACGTCGAGCGCCAGTAAGCTGCTCAACGACGAACGGTGCCAGGGTGTTATCCAGTGTTGCAATGCGCTCAATCGTCGACGTCGGTCGAGCCCAGTTCGCGCCGTCGAGCAGCGCATAGATAATGCGCGTCGCATCGTCGACGACGGACAGGTCAAGCGCCGCAGTGCTGGCGACGTCATCGGGGTACTCAACGACGAGGTCACACAAGACCCGCCAACGAGAGGCGAGAGGTTGCGTCACGTCTTCAGGTGCGCCCGACGTGGTGCGAATCCAGAAACGCCGCGATGACCCGACGGCTGCGAGGTCGGACCCGGTAGGGTCTTCCCTGAAGGACGGCGCCAAGCCACGCACGCGAACGACAGGCGCAACGCCTTCGATGATCGACACCACCTGCGCACGCGCCTGCAGCCACGTCATCGCGTGACCATGATCTTTTGCTTAGCTTCGTTGCCCGGTGACGGAGGATCGGGCGTTGCTTCAAGTTGCGACCTGATGGCAAGGTCAACGCGATCCTTTGTCGTCGCCTTTGTTTGATCGTAGGCAACCTGCAGCCGCTCGACGTAGGCCACATCGGCAGCAGGCCACTGGCGAGCAAGGTGCAGCACGACAGCCGCAGCATGGACAGCGATGAACACGTCATCGGTGATGATGTCCTCGTCAAGGATGCCTGTAGCCGCGAGCCACGGCTGCACCATGGCGAGCCACGCCGCGCCGATGGACTCCTCTAACGTGGTGTCCGTCGACGACGCCAGCCGACGGACGACAGGGTAGAGATGTTGCAGCGTCGTCGTCGTCAACGCGATTGACGTGATGCGACGGACAACGCGGAACGCCTCATCCCATTCAGTCAGGATGCCGTCGACGGTAGCGCGGAAGAGCACATAGCCGGGGCCAGGCTCGGATGTCTGCGCCGCCGTCAACGCGACGGAGACCTCGAGACCTCGAACCGCGCTTCCGTTAGCGACGTCCGCAAGCAACGGCTCTGCAAGCCACATCTCCGTCGACGTGCCGGTTCTTGTCGCCTCGACAGTCAGCACGCGCCCATGAGTTGCATCGGTGATCAGATACCGTCGACCCGCCACGATGGCGACGGCGCCTGCCAGCGTGATCGACTCGTCCCCCTCTTGGTGTGCGCCTTGCGTCGTCGTCGACAGCGCGTCAATGGACGCCGCAACGTAGGCCGTCTCGGGGTCACGGGAAACCTGCCCCACACGTCGAGCGGTTGCCGATGTCGGCACGCCAGACAGGCGCATTACGTCGTCCCGCAAGACACGCGGATAGGACACCACCGACTGCGTTGTGCCTAGCAGGATGCGTTGCATAGCGGCTTATGTAACACGGCCCTAACGTCCACGCAACGGGATGGCGATACCTGCATCTAGTAGTTGACGCATGAGGCTGGTCATGTCTTTGGGCGACAACGCCAGCCACGGGCGGGCGGGCATTTGCCCACGCCCGTAGTGATGGATTGCGCCCAGCACGCTATGCGTTGGGCTGCGCTTGCCAGTGCGTCTTGCGACACCGTCAACGAATTGAGTAGCTGCGGACGTACCAGCGCCGGGGGCTATCACAATCGTGAAACCTTGCTCGGTCACGACGACGGAGACAGCAGCGACGCTACCGAGTAGGCCGTTGGTGACAGTGAGATTGACGCCGGGGTTTCTGCCCGCCGATGTTTTCGCCAACAGGTAGTCGCGGCTGTAGGCCACAAAAGGCCTGTCCTGGACGTCGAGCCCGTCGCCAGTGCGCTCCCGGATCAGGCCAGGCGCAAGCGTGGCCATAAGTTTGGCAATGCGCTCTAGGGGCACGCGGGGAGGACCACCGGAGCGAGTAACAGCGATGCTCATTCTAGGATTTCGATCCTGCGTCGTTGGGCTTCTGCCATCGTCATGGGGCTCCACACATGCCGACAGTTGTATCCGCCCGCGAAAGCGTCGACGGGCAAACCCTGTCCGTTGTTGGCTTGCGCTATGCCGGACTCAGTCAGCGCCTTGCCCACATGCACACGGCAGAAGGGCCGGTTCCTCGAATCCTTTGGGCCGCTGTAGAGATAGACGAGGTTGACGATTCCATCGGCAGCTTCCGTCGCCGCACGGATGACGGCCGTCCTGCCTGCAGCCATGACCGAGGCGTCGACGGCGGCTTGGGCACGCGTGACGCTTGTCCCGATGACGCCAGCCACGCCGTCGACAAGGTCCGAGAGACTTGCGCTTGTCGTGGTGCCTAGCGCGATGGCCCTGCGAATCGTCGACGACGCATCGTTGAAGACATCGGCTATATCTTTGGTCTGACTCTTCAGGATGGCGTTGACCTCCGTCGTGACAGACACCGGCAAGTCAACACCGCCCAATGCCGCCAAGGCGGACTCAATCGCCCGGTCACGCAACACGCCCTCGATGGCTGTCAGCCCTCGGACCTTCATTGCCGCGTCAATCTGAGCGGCAACCTGCGCAGCCACACGGCCCTGCGCTTTGATCAGCGTGTCTTCGCCGGGGGCGGTGTTCAGCCGCAGCAGCGCCCGTCGAATCTCGCGATCCAACTGGACACGGATAGACTCAAGGTCGGCCACCGCCGCGTCAGCAATGGGGCCGGACTTGTCAGCTGCCGCCATTGTCGCCGCCGTCGATCACGGTTGTTTCGCGCATTGTCTGCGCACCATCAGTCGGCGACGCAAGCAACGATTGCAACGGCGACAACGCCGGGGCTTTCTTGCTCTCTCCGAGGTACTCCATAGCCTCAGCCCGGTTGCTCGACAGGCCCAGCATGACGCGTGCATCGGCGTCGTCGATCAGGCCCGCCAACTTCAAATCAAGCACGCGTTGCGCCTTGGAGCTGTCGTCCTCGTATGTCTTGCTCATGCCCATCGAGACCGACGCATAGGCACCACCAAACGACGACGGCGCCGATGGGCTGTAGCGTTCGAGGATGTCGATCAAAACAGGCAGCAGGTATTGCTCCTCGGTGTGCTTGTAGACCGGGCGCATCTCCGAGACGCGTTGCTCATGCGGTGCATTCGCGATCATGCGAGAGATACCCGACTGAGGCGAGCCAGGTTCGACGCTGTAGGCGTCGGGGCTGTTTCCTCGGGACACGCCAAGCTCGTGGAGGTCACGCGTTGCGCTGGTCTCAATAGCGACGTGGTTGGCGCCAGCAGTGAGGTATTGAATCGTTTCGCCGTTGCCGACTTGCACTACCGTCGACGGACCAGAGACAAGTTCAGATGTCTCGCGCATGGTGCCCGCGTAAATCAACATCGCGTGCGCTTGCATGTCGATCACATGCTGGCGATTGGACCTTGACACGTTGAGGCTGTCGACGTTGATCAGCACGTCCCTGTCAGGCTCAGGCCAGAAGCCACCCGACGGCGGTTCCGTGCGGAAGAACACGCCGGGGAACAGGCCATCGTAGACCTCGGAAGGCGTCGCCTTGTGGCCATCCTCAGAGACCCGTCGATGGGTCCACGGGCCGTACCTGGAGACGCTGCCGTCGTCGTGTTCGATAAATGTCCGAGACCACACCCACCACAGATCAACAGCCGATGACGTCTGCGCACGGGCTTGACGGAAGGCGACAAACCACAACGACTCAGGCGCGTCAGGTGCCGATGAATGGTTGATCGTGACGACGTCGTGGGGCCAGTAGATGTGCGCCACGGGCTTGCCCTCGTCGGCGTCGTCAACCTTGCGATATCCCAGCATGACGACGACGGCACGCGCTCCAGTGTTGGCGCGGCGTTCGATCTCAGGCATCAGCACGTTGATCCCAATATCGTCAAGGGCCTCGTCAAACGCCTCAGCGCGTGGGTCTTCGTGGTTAACGGCCACGTCGTCAGCCGTGAACAGATCACGTTGGGCAGGCTCAACGTAAACGCCGCTGTCTTGACGAGAGAAGAAGCGCAGCCAGTTGATTGGGTCAATCGGAATCTTGTCGCCGGTCTGTGGGTATCGATCCCTCAGCGCCGCCTTGACGATGCCCTGTTGATCGCCGCTGTAGCGCTTGGCCAGACCTCGGATGACAGTCTCGTAGTCGGCAGGCCGTTGACGTCGACCCGCAATCAACAGGTCGAGCAGTTGCTTTGGACCCCATACTCCGGCGTCGGCGCGGATATGGTTGACAATGGCGTCGCTTTCGGCGTTCAGTTTGAGCATGACGCACACTAACACGGTGTGTGTCAAGCGGCTAGGCCACTCGGCCCCAGTCGTCGACGACGTCGTCAGCCAACGACCTGACGACGTTGGCTCTTCGGTGAACAGGAAACAGACGATGCGCCGCATACCCCAGGGCGTCGAGAATGTG